ACTCTTGGTCCTAGTGATTGGACTATTGTTGAGATTCCTTTGGCAACAACATTCAGAGTAAGTAATTTAATTTTAGAGGTAAGACAAACAAGATCTGGTGCTGGAAATGCAGATAATGATAACTTTGGTATTGAATATGTTTCATTTGAACACGAAGAGGTAGAACAAACTATTACAACATATCCATCTGGTAAGACTGATTTAGGTATTGAGTTTGTCACTGAACGTATTGAACCACAAGGTGATCCAATCAATTCTGCTGGTTTTGATGTGAACGAAGGTACATTTACCCTATCATCTGCTGTTAAACTGAATGTTTCATCTGCCTTGCAACCCGACATTGACATTCCGCTGCTAACACGCTATCATCTAGTGAAGTATATGATCCGAGCGTATTGATGCTACAAGCAAGTGAAAGTGGATTGATCATTGATCCTGACAGAATTGAAGGTAAATTTGAAGATTTCATTGGGGTGTATAGAAGGTTTGTACATCATGAGATCTGTAATACTATTATATCTAATTTTGAAGACTATCTAAAGGTTAACCCAGACTACGGTCAATATGGAAGCGATCAGATGCCAGAAAAGAAACTGGCACGTAATGATGTCAGTATGATGTATGATGACGTTGATATGGGATTGTCTGCACACTTCTATAAGTATTTGAATGCTGCATTTGAAAACTATAAACAGGAGTATGACCATATCAGTAGAGTTAAAATGTCATCTCTTGGTTTAAAAGTGCAGAAGACTCCAGTTGGAGGTGGTTATCATACATGGCATTATGAAAACTCTAGCTTTAGAGCAGCAAATAGAGAATTAGCATGGATGGTATACTTAAATGATATGCCAGACGGCGAAGCAGAGACTGAATTCTTGTATCAAAGGAAAAGATACAAACCACAAACAGGTACATTACTGATCTGGCCAGCAGGAATGACACATGTTCATCGTGGAAACACAGTCTTTAGCCATGATAAATATATTGCAACAGGCTGGTTCCTTAAAATCCCTTAATCAAATGGCAGATATACGTGTAGTGGTGCAAGTTAATGCACTAGAAAGAATGATTCTTGTTGATGGTAAGACAGAATATATTGGTGAGGATTTTTGGAATGCTAATGTCCAAAATGTTCTGTATCCATTCTGGACATCTGACAATGATCGTTTGATTCACTTGAATTATTTTAGTGATGGATCATATGGTATTGAAAAGAAAAAATATGTATATGATCGTGAAACTAAAGAAAGAAAGTGGAAGACATATCAATGGAGAGAACCAACTGAATCTGAAGTAGGACAGATTGCTGAGACTCTCAAAGAGAAATACTTTGAGTATCAGGATACTGAACAGGAGATTATTCAGGAAAAACTATACAATGAGTATGGTAGATGGAATAAAGTATCTTGGGAAGGTATTAAGATGATCAGAAACTTCCTTCTTTCAGATTCTGATTGGACACAGATGCCTGATGCTCCTATTGAGGCTACTTTGAAAGCACAGTGGACAGCATATAGACAAAAGTTAAGAGAAATACCACAAGACTATGATGGTCAAGATGCTGATGATGTTAAATTTCCTTTCAATCCAGTAGCATATGCAAAGTTTTTAACTTTGAAAGATGTAGATGGTAATGATTTAAATGCAGGTAAAGCATATCTAGATACTGATGATCAATTTGGAATGTTCCTTCCACAAACTATTGGTGAGTTTGCTAAGAGAATTGTACACACTATTGCGTCTAACTATAGGATTAAGAATCCTGATGTAGTTTACCCACCTGCTGATAAAATATCACAATTTAAGGGTGATACACAAGCTGAACTAGACGACTTCTTAGAAAGTATAGGTCACAACAACGTTTAACTAATAACTATTAACTAAATTATGGAAGACAACTTAAATATTACCCTCGTTACCTTAGCAACGGGAGATGAACTGATCACTAATGTAAAAGATCATATTGAAAAGCGTGATGGTGTTGAGAAAAAAGTATGCTATAATATGGTATACCCATTTGTCTTGACTAATCAAGGACCTGTTAAAGATGGTCAAGTTGGTGTGGTCTTAAGACCATGGAAAATATTCTCATCTGATGTATCATTTTTAATTGGTTATGATCAGATTATTAATATGTGTACTCCTCAAAAAAATATAATGGAACAGTATAAACAAGCTGTAGATGGTATGATTGAAGCTAATGCGGATCCAATAAGATGATATACGAATACGATTTTCTTAATTCCAATCAACTCAGACAGTTAGTCAGTATATTTGATTCTGGAAGATTTGTTGATGGTGCCAAAACAGGTCCTAAAGAGAAACATATAAAAGATAATAAACAACAAGACGATCCTGAATTAAACAAGATGATGAATACGTCTATTGCTAAATTTATGAGGAATTCTCTTGTATCTAATATACATCCACTTAATAAAGTTAGTCCAGTCTTGATGCTGAAGTATGAGGAAGGACAGCATTATGCTGAGCACGTAGACTACTGGAACATGTATGGTATCCGAACTGATTATACTGCTGTCATTTTATTAAATGATGATTTTGAAGGTGGTGAACACTTCATTAAAATAGGAGAAGAAACTATTGAGAGAAAGCCAGAGGCAGGAAGAATTTTATTTTATCCTTCTGAACATGTTCATGGTGTTAGACCAGTAACCAAGGGTGTTAGAAAATGTGTCACATTTTGGTTGGAAAGTTCCATTCCAGATCCTACTATGAGATACTACATCAGTGAACTGAATAAAGTACATACCAAATTAATAGAACACTTTGAACTTACAGAAGTTGAAGGTGATGTGGATGTATTTGGTCTCAAGACCAATAGAGATATCATAACAGCACTTGATCACGTTGTTTGTGGAATAACCAAACGTAGTTCATTGATGAGAAATTAATATGGCTTTATTAACTGATATTAAGTCGTGGGATACCATTCTCACTAGAGAAGAGATGCAAGAGATTGAAAAGATCTGCAGCCGTCCAAGGTGGCAATGGGGTGCTATTAGTGATCCTACAGCACCACATAAAAAGTTTTGGAAAATGGATGTAAAAGGAACAGCAATGTTTGATAGCATCATTCCTGAAAAGATTGAAATTCTTGTACCATTCAAATTTAAAATCCTTGATTATTATGTCAATGGACATACAAGAGGATTGGAAGGTTGTATGCATACAGATAGTGCAGATTATACATTCTTGGTATTTTGTAATCCTGTATGGGATTTAACGTGGGGTGGTAAGACTATTTTTGTACAGGATGATGGTAGATTTGATGCTGTATTTCCTAAACCAGGATCAGCAGTGTGCTTCCCATCAAACATGCATCATTATGCAGAAGATACAAGTAGAGAATTTTATGGCATTAGAGTTAGTGCTGCTTATAAATTAAAGAAGTTGGAGGATAAAAATGCAGAACCTACAGACATTTGATAGTGCTAGAGATTGGGATCAGATTGAAGCACATGCTTCCACTGTTTCTGGTGCTATAGTATATTGGGAGAACCCAAGATTAGAAGCAACATCAGATGATGCTAAGAAGATTGTTGTTGATTACTACAAGCTTGATGAGGCAGTACCAGCAGAATTAGCTGTTACATTAGAGAGTAAGTATTATGGATACATTGAGTTTAGAAATGCAGAGTCAGCATTTGATTTTGTTACTGATTACTTCCCTCGTAAGGATGAAGTAACTGATGACACATATTGGTATCATTGTTATGTTGTAAGACCAGATGGTGCTATAGAATATGATAATGATGCATTAAGAAAAGGAAATAATACATGAATATTGCTAAAGCATTTGCAATTTCAATTCTCAAATATAAGGTTGAGAATTGGAGTGAACATAAGAATGAGATCATTGACATGCTTGATACTGAGGATGCTGATGGTCATCAAACAGATTTTTTCAAATATCATCAACAGGGTAAAATACCACCATATTCAGATAAGTTGTTTGAAATACTACAACCTGCATTAAAGGAGTTTGATGCTGCATATCCAGTAAAATTTGATATTCTTAATGTATGGGGTCAACGGTATGGTCGTGGTGGATATCATCAACTCCATAATCATGGAGCTTTGGGTTATTCGGCAATTTTATATGCCAGTTTACAAAGTGACCACGAAGCAACGACTTTTTTTGCTCCATACCTTGACTTTATAGAGGGTAGCATGATAGAGTATGTTCCTGAGGTTGAGGAAGGTGAAATCATCTTCTTCCCGTCATGCTTAGCACACCAGTGTAGGGCAGTACAATCAGACTCAGAACGTATCGTTTTCTCTTTTAACATCAGAAATGCTTGATCAAATGAAAGTACCGAGTCAGTACGAACTCACTCACATGCAGATACAAGCTATCTTAAGGGATCATTCTATCCCTGAGGATCAGATCAAGTATCTTGGTGAGAGGGAATATACAGTACAATACTGTTCCCATCCTGAGTATCATGGTACTATTATGCCATGGTATTTGATTAATAATGAGCATGAAGTACCAGTTTGTGACATTGGATCAATTGACGAATGTGATACAGATGATGAAGGAGTAGAACTTGAAAATGTGACTGATGACTGGTATGATGAGGAGGGTAACCTAAAACCATGAAAACAGTTTCTCGTTACACCAGAGCAGGCAAGAATGGTAAAGTTATCACTTGCCCCCATTGTATGAAATCAAAACCAGTATATCATTTTAGTTGGTCTGCACTCACATGTCAGAGTTGTGGAAAAGATGCGAAGAAAGAAGATTGGTATGAATAGAGAAGATCTATTTGCATGTCCTTTCTGGTTTGACAAAATAGAATTGGACACGGAACAAGTTGACAATGCTATCAAAAGTACACCATGCTATCTAGCTATGAGTGTTGATGAAAACGTTCTTGATACCACTTTTAAATTTCTCTTTGATCCAATTAATGAGAGAGTATATAAAGCTATGGATCAAATGGGATTCCTGAATTATAGTATATTCACCAGTTGGATGACTAAAACTGTGGCAGGTTACAGGCATGAACTAGATCATATGCATTATAATTCTTTATTGAGTGGTGTAGTATATCTTACTGATAATCCATCACCTCTTTTATTCAGACATCCTATGCCATGGAGATGGTTAAGTGGTCCAAATAATGAGAAGAGCTTGAATTCTAATAAATTTACACTAACACCTAAGAAAGGAGATATTGTATTATTTCCATCTCATATACATCATTTGATATTACCACATAAAAATGTTGCAACAGTAAATGGTTTCCCAACATTTGCTGTACAGTCTGATAGATGTAGCATAGCATTCAATGTTCATCCTACTGGACAGTATGGTATTAGAGACAGTAGGATCAACGTTTCCATACATCCCAACGAAAAATAAAGAAATCCTTACAAACCCTTGCATTTTAATTTTACATCATCTAAAATACTAAAGTCATGAACAATCAGATGAATTGGACTCCTAAACAGGAAAAGCGTAGAGATGCATTAACCATCTTATCAGAATCGCTTCACAAACCTGATTCACGTTTGCGTGGTTGTGCTCACAACCAGAAATGTTTTAATGAATTGATGGAGTGGAGAGATGAAGTAATTGAATATCTTAAGACCAGACATCAACAAGAGTTTGGAGCAAATAGCTACCAACCACCAGAATACCCATCCCGATACTGACATGAACGAAAAAGAATTTAAAGAAGCAGCACAACAGATGCTGATGATGCAAAACAACAACGATCACAACTTTCAGATCTTACAGTATCAAATTGATACATTGAAGAAGGAAATTGAAGACTTGAATGAACTACGTAAAGTCTTCCATTTACCACCACCTCAAAACAAGGATCGGAAGACATTTGATGAAGTTGACTGACTTTGAATTACTTCAACCAGTTGAATGGGATGGCATCAAAGGTTACATCTCTTTTATCTGTGAAGACTATCTAACGATTTGCTTCATAGATGAACCTCTTCCCACGAGTGCAAACTCTAGATGGGGAAGACATTACGTATCAATTCTAGTATACCCTGATCATTATCATGAAATACGCTGTCGTTTGGATGAAACCAAACAAGAAGGAAAACTCCCGCCAACAAGCGACATTTTACAATTTGGACGATGCCGTTCGGTGGGAAGAGCACATAAACAGAACAGTACACGCAAAAACAAACGTAATCCCCCTGTTCAGTGACAGCTAACAAACTGTCACACACCCTATTGCATGGGTCAGACTCTGGTGTATAGTAAGTACATACATCACTCAACGACTCTCCCATGAAAGAGAAAATGTACTTGGTTACTGACATCACATTTGATACTACCGATGGTGGTAACAGAGAATGTGAAGACCTTATGACTCTTGAAGAAGAGAGAAACCTTGAGGAGGATGCTAGAGGTCTCTGGTATGCTACTGATGAGTATCACTTATGTGACAAAATCACTGCAAAGTTTGGTTTTGGTATTGTTCATATCAATTCCACTACTGAGACTTTACATCCACTTACATCATACATGTAACTCCTACATGTGCTGAGAGGCACACAGGAGCGTCTATAACACTCCTGTAATTACAATGACAACTGAATCCATTAATGTTCCCTTGACACCTGCACAAATCCAATTTATGATGGATATGATGATGGGATGTCCTCTAGGAGTAACATCACAATTCGCTGCTCAACACAATGTCAGTGATGCAGAACTTTACAACTACTTACAATCTTTTTTAAAATGACTTTTCAGCAAACCTTTGACCAACAGTTTGAAGATGATGGTAGTATGGCATTAGAACAGAAAGCAGCAGAGCTAGAGGTGACAGTTGATGAACTGTTACACATGATGGGACTATCACTCTAACTGCTGCTATACTATAAGCATATCACACAGGATGCTTATGTTTGAATCAATCTTCTCTAGTGGCACATTACGTGACTACATTGAATCTAACGTACAAGACCCTTGGGAGGATACTCCTTTCAAGGGTTATGTTTTTATGTCACCAAAACAGAAGGGTGAATTTGGAGAGAGATT